GATGTAAGCTATTGATTCTAAATTATCCATCGTAAAGTAGTCCATATACAACATATAGTTTATTATTGGTGGTCTGGCAAGATATGGAAAGATGGTGGGTGGAACTGAGTGGGTGGCTGTCTGTCTAAGGGTGTCCTCGAGTCCCATGTATATATATATATAATTTTGCGGTCGCATTATTGGGTATACCGGGGGTCAACATTTCTAAAAATGTAAGTATAGCTAAAAAATATTATTAACGATAATTAAAAATTACCGATAACTATTAATTATCGGAGGGTGATCCGATTATATATGCGTGAAAAAAAAATTCCGGGTTGAAAGTTTAAATAGCAACAATCAACCCACCAATTAAAATTAATATAGACTTGCCATTATGACAATGCTCACAGCTCCAACGCCTAATGCAATTGGAAGCAACATTTCAATCATCATTATTTATTACCTTTATTTGTTTATTAATTAAATTATTCTTTTTATTTTTATATTGGACCTGAACAACCTCACCGGGTTTGAACTTACCCGGTAAAGCCTTCAACATTTTCTTGAAGCTCATAGCTTCAATAGTTTGATCATTAACTTGATAAATGTAACGCATATTATTTATTATTCATATTGATCAAAGTTTGTTTAACAAAACTTGCAACTTCATTTAAATCTTTTTGTACTTGGTCCTTTTGTTTTTTAGTCAAAGATTTTCTAATTGCTTTGGCTCTTCTATTTTCTTTGCACCATTGAGACAATCTTTTATTCCAATTTTTAGATTGATAAGTTGTTTTTTCTGTAATCATATTTCTTCCTTTGTTTGTTTAGATAAAATTAATAAAACATTATGTCCAAATTATGGCAATCAATTTAATATAAATATTTTTATAGTTGCCTTAATTCTGCCATATTGATAGCCGATAAGGTTATAAACAACTGAAAGGAAAAAAAAATGACAAAAGAAAAAAAACTAACTGATTGTGAAAAACAATTAAGAAGAATGGTAAATAATATTGCTAGTGAAATTAATGGGGATAAACCAATAGACCCGGAAAGCTGCCAAAGATACCACGAATTAAGTGATGAAGAAAAAAAAGACTTTCAGCCAAGTGGTTATGATTTTTTAGATGATGTCTATTCTATTAAATGGATCATAAACCAAGATAAGAGCTATAGCGGTGCTATGCTTTTGGTTGCGGGTGGAGGTCCTAACATTTGGGTTAATACAGAAGATAATCAAGTCGAGGGTTATTGGGGTGGCGATAAGTATATAAAATACTTCAGCGATCAAATTGGATTAGATAATGCTTGTGAAGAAATGTATGGAGGTTATTAATGATCCAATTATTATCCGGGTTTTTTTTTAGTGTTCTTGGTCCTATAATTGCTTTACATTTTGACTTCCAGATAGGAATATTAATAACCTTTGGCGGGGTATATGCTGTCTTTGATGCTCTGCCAAATAACAAACAAGAAAGGAAACAATGACAAAAGAAAATAGAATAATAACTAAGCTATGGTCTGTAATAATACTATTTGTTATTCTAATTTTGTTTACTGGTTGTGCTAGTAAGCAAGTATTAGTTGGCAAGAAATGTATTGTTGAAGACAAAGCAGGTTATGACAATTCAAAAATAATAACAAAATCTTATGTTTGGTTTGTTGATAAAGATAAAAACTGGACAAAAGAAATAAATAAAAACAACTGTGAATAAACTAAAACTTGAGACCCTTTGTAATTTTATTCTTGCAAGGGGTCTTTTGTATCAACAATTTCTTCAGCGTTTAAGTCAACAAGATCAGGTGTCTCTTGCCAAGATACAGAAATTTTCTGATCTATATTCTGTTTTATCGGCTTATTATCAGAGTAAAGATCGGTCAATTTCCCGGCTAAGTAAGTTATAAACTTTGTTTTTTCTCTGATCCATAGTATCTGATTTGGGTTCTCTACTTCTTGATACTGAAAGATTTGCAACAACTTATCAATTAATGTTTGGATACCAATTTTTCTAGCCTCAGTAATTTTATTATTCAATTCTGGATTTTTCTTTAAGATGGAGTAAAACTTCATCAAGCTGGTTTGTGATGGGTTTAACTTGTGGTCCTGTATTATTTCGGTAAGGGTTTTTCCTTCGATAAGATTGCTTATGATAGTATCTTGATTTTTGATTAGTTCCAAGTCTAGGTTTGATTTTTTCAAAATAGTATTTTGAGACTTCTTCTCTTGATTTATTTCTAAATTGGTAGAGTGCTTGGAGTTGGTTGATTCTTGTGTCATCTGTATAGTTCTTTTGATTGAATCCTTTTATATTATTACCGCCATGAAACCTACATAAATATTTACCATTGGCAGTAAGATAACCTTTAGCTTGACAGGGTCGTTTACTTCTTCTTGTTAGACTTTGACAAAAAACTTTTCGTTGCTGAAATCCTGCCATATTTTTCCTTATTCTTTGCTACCTTATTCTTATAAAAGTAATTGGTTTTCTTCCGAAGATTATCTACCTCTTTCAATATAATACTTTTTGGGACATAATTCTTGTTACTATCTTCTTTTATTTCAAGAGCTTTTTTAGCTAACCAAGGGTTATCATTCTTATTTATAAATTCTTGTAATTGTTCTTTATTAAATTTATACGCTATCTTTTTTAAGATTGTTTCTTTATCGCTACCACTCTCTGCAAGACCTTTTATAAAGTTAGATAACTCTGTTAGTTTATATGGTAGTTCTACTAATACTGGTCTACCAGAGACAGGCATGTGTCTGTGAGACCTATCATAGTGTCTGTGTGATCCCTCTGGCTTATAACCTACAATATACTTAGGGTTTATTGTGTATAAATTTGTAGATTTTAACCTCTTTTTATGTATAATACCCGCCTTTTCTAACAAGTTTGTGCAACGATAGATAGTGGACCTTGATAAACCAATCATCTCAGAGATAGTGGCTTTGCGTGGGTAACACTCCAGAGTCTTTGAGTTTGCGTACTTAAGTAAACAAATAAATACCATTATTGCGTGTGCTTTCTGCTTGTTTGGAATAATTCTAAACTGCGGATCATTAAACAAAGAAAACTTAACCCTTATGTGTGGCTCATACTTCTGTTGCATTTTTGCAACACCTCCTATGTTCCTTGTGTAGATCATATAGATAGGCTAACCATTCGTCTGAAGTCATGTCATATATCTCACTCACAGGCTCTGTAATGCGTTTTATCCTAAATCGCATGTCATCACCCATAGGCTTATAGAAAACTAAAAATCCGGGTACTCTAAGAGCCTCTGCGACCCTCTTTGTAACAGTTGTAGCCTTGAAAACCTGCTGCTTATCATAGCAAGTCTCTTTTACAGCTAATGGTTCATAACATAGGGGACAAACCTCTATAAAATCTATATCTATACCGGCTAATCCTTTGTATTGCCTATGCCAATCGTTGTAACCACCATTGCTAAAAGCATAAGTCCATCTAGCCATGTTTCCTTATCGAATCTTGCAGCATCTTCTTTTGTTTTTTTAGCATATCTATTGTTTCCTTTAGTTGTGTTATTTCATAGTCTTTAATAGTATTATCTGTTTGTAATATATCTATTGTTTTTTCTAAGTCAGCATCCCCCCTTGCTTTATCACTTTTAAGTTTTTTTAATTCTTGTTTGAGTTTCTTTACTTTATCAAGAGCTTCAACCTCATCAAGCATACCTTCATAAGTCATTTCAATACCTCAATCTTTTTAACAACTGATCTTGGGTATACTGTTATGTTGCCAACTGTAAGTGAACCATCATCTTCAAAACTATGCGAAGCAAAGATGATAAGTTTCTTTTGGTCCTTGTATAATAAGTAACCTGTGTCTTCACAAAAAGAATATACTTGATCTTTTGCTTTATCTAAACTCATCCACTCCGGGTTCGATACAATATCCAACCAATATAGTTTTACTCTTTTGTATTTAAATTTTTTTTTATTTGATGAAGTCATAGAAATCGTTTGGTTGTACCTTTTTGTTTGTAGCAAAATAAATTTTTTCCATAACTTTTTTATGTGGTATTCTTTGACCTGTGCTGTATCTTTGTAAATTAGTTGCAGGATTTTTATTCTTAATTCCTATCTTGGTTGCAGCTTTATTGTAGCTTAAACCATTCTGTTTTATCCACTCTTTTAATGTCATAATTCCTTCCTGTTGCTTGACTATTGTCAAGATAGTCATTCTTCTTGCCACAGTATTACCATATTGGATATATATATCAATAGAAAATAACAGTAGACAATATGGTAAAAAATCTATATAAAAAAGAAAACAACTATGATACTTAAAAAGGATAAACAACTAGCAGACTTGGTTAAGTCTTTATCAGGTGGCGAAGGCTTAAATCATTTCTCATACTCTCAGCTTCAACAATCTATATCAATGTGGATCGTAAATTATTTTGTACGAACACAAGCTCAAAGAAGAAAGGACAAGAAAAAATATCTTGTGGGTTTCGGTAGTGTTGCAAGTAATGTGGCACAAATAATAACCGGGAAATATATTTTTCATGGAGCTGAGAGGGAAGAGATAAAAGAAAAAGATTATGCAAAAGTTTTTCAACATGAATACAAAAAATATTTAGATGAGCCTTTTGATGAAAGAGATAAATATATAAGAGAACAAATAGAACAACACTTACACGATACAATAAAAAATATTTTACAAACTGTTAAGAATATTTTTGGTGATGATGAGCTTCAATGCGAAAGATATGTTGACATGATACCAAAAGATTTGATGATAGGTATAACAGGTAGAATAGATTATGAAGCTGATGCAAAGTTTGCTGAGTGTAAAACTAAACCACCAACAGTTAGAGATATAAAAGGTGAGTTAAGATTTTATTCTAAAAAATTACCTACTGATCCTGACCCAAGAAATGTAACGCAAGTTGCTTTCTATACTTTGGCTAGTGGTAAAGAAT